AGCGTTTCGCAAGGGGACTGGGAGCATTTTTTCCTGGCAACCTACTGGCGGGATATCGAAGCAGTAAAAGCCTTTGCCGGTGATGACTATCATGTTGCCGTGACCTATCAGGACGATGAACAGTTTGAATTGCTGTCTGATCCTTATGTGTTTCAGCATGAGGTTGAGGGTGTGGTGGGTAAACTATGGAATTAATCGAAACGGAGTTATTCGGCCCATTGATAGCACCTGATGAATTTTGGCAGATTATTGAGTTTGCTTCTGTGGACAAAGACGGCGCACGAAATATCTATCTTTGGAGAGGTCAAGGCAACATTGAGTGGCCTATTCATAGCGGGGCATATAGACGGCTCGCGAAAGATAAAAGTTATCTTCCTTCGGAAATGAGTATGCGTGACTATGAAAGGGAGCTTCTAAGTAGTGCGAAACACCAAGGATATCATTACGAAAATGGGCGAGTGCTTTGTGATTTTGAATTACTGGCAAAGCTTCAACACCATGGTGCAGCAACACGTTTGGTAGACGTTTCAAGAAATATGCTTGTTGCCCTCTGGTTTGCCTGTAATTCTGAAAGAGATAAAATCGGACTATTATTCGGTCTGCATTGGGCAAGCGTTCGTGGCTTTGAGGGAAGGCCTGAACTACGAACTTACAATGAAATATTTGGTTCAGGCGATCCGAAACCAGATGATGTCTTGGAGGTGTGCCCAAGATTATGGCAACCACCTGTTGTGACGAAAAGGATTGCCGCTCAGAATGCACAATTCTTATATAGCCGAGTTAGCGATGAACTAGAGGGAAGCTTATTATTCCAAAAAAATTCGCAATGGGTAAAACTAATTGCTCTTACACCGGACATGAAGAGGGAGTGCTTAGTCATGCTCGAAAAGGTTTTCGACATCAGGCAATTTACTCTTTTCCCCGACATTGATGGGTTTTGTTATGCCAACAGCACCAGTTTTGAAAGTCATAGTAATGAGCGCTGGTAGTGATAAGTTTTATCTGGCACTCAGTATCTCAATGAGATTATACAATTAAAGTACGCTAAAATATTATTCCACAAGCAATGAAAGCATTGTGACCGATGGGTTATATTAAACCTAATAGGCAGATGTATCACTTACCCGTTAAGGTTATATCAAAGTTAGTTGTGTCATCCTGGCTAGACTCAGACCTATTCTCGTTTTCATCTATGGTATACCTTTTCCTTTAGTTGCAAACATCTTCGACACCCTGCAGCCAGAACGGCTGGCAGGGTAGCGTTCACACATTTATTGACCAGTTGTCACTTTGCGGACTGCCATGCGTGATTCCCTCCAAAGAAGGGGATATTTAACTGTATACAAAAGGGTCTTCCCCCGTTGTGGTGGCTATTGTAGGATTTGGTTGTTCACCGAACAATGGGAGGTACCACTTGAGTAATGCTGCTGTTGTCATCAGAAATTACAGTTCTACTTTTCCTGACCCTATTTTGATAACGAAAAATGATACTGCCGTTATTAGCCATTGTGACCTTGAATATCCGGGGTGGGTATTGATAACACTCACCTCAGGGAAAGCCGGATGTGCTCCCCAACAAATATTTTCTCCCCCTCAGTTCTAAAGAAGTTATCTGTCTTGAAGACTATATGGCCCATGAACTCTCAGTCAGGTCCAGCGAGAAAATTCTGTCATCTAGTCTCTAAACTGCTGGTGCTGGGCGCTCAAACATTCTGGAGAGTATGGTTTGGTGCCAGAAAAATGTATAAGTACCTAACCAACCCAGAGCACTTTCATGGACAAAAATCCCTCTATCCTTATCCTGTCTTTACCGTGGCAGGTTCAGTTTCTTTCTCTTGTTGAAAAATCCTGTTCTGTGACGGACATTGTCGGCATTGCTGGGCACACACAACTGCCCCCCAACCTGCGGTAAATCCTGCTCCATACATGTTCACCGGCGTCGCAAGTGGCATCACCTCGATACCTGTCAGTTCAACCCGCTGGTTGAGCTGATGTCCCCTGCGTGGTCTTCACCGAGCACGGTTACCAGACACTTCCGGTTCCGTGGAAGGGCCAGGCAGCCGCTTTATGAAAAAGCATAAATATTAAGCAACCACAAGCTCCTCATTTGCAGTGATTGCTGCTGAACGCTCATTTTCAATAGCTAAGGACTCTCTATATTCTTTGGCGTCCGCAAACATTGTCCAGTGCGCACTGATGCTCATATCTTCAATAGTTGATTTGATATCCTTTATCCTGACATTGAAGAACTCTTTACGAGCATTAATCTTGTTCACTTGCCTGTCATTGAATACTTTATGCAAATGGTTTTCTAGTGAAGGCGCATCGTCACTGTAAATCATGGCATGTACATCAAATGAGAATGGAACGCTGGCGTCACCAAGTTCACGAACGCGGTCTAATGGTTCTAGACGACGTGTCATCCCAATTTTGTATACGTGTTCACCGAAAGAGCCAATATTGCTGATAACATATACGTGGCCTGCACGTGTTTGCTGGGCCATTGAAATTGCTCTTTGGTTCTTGGCCTCGGCTTCTTCATATTTGGTTTGAAGCTCAGCTAATTTTTTCTCAAGAGCTAAGCGTTGTTCTTCACTTGCAAGCATTAACTCTTGTGTCGCTTTATCGATGGCTTGCTGTATGGTTTTCTCTTCTTTCTCGGCTTCTTTTATCGCTTTCTCGTAATCACGGCGGGCTTTTTCTTCTTCACGCAGTTGTTCTTTAATTCGTCTTTGCTCCTCTTTTTCTTCAAGCATGATTTCATTTACTGCAACACCCCACTTAAGTTCGTTAAGTCGGGCCTGAAGGTAGATGTCGGTGATCTGAGCAGACCGAAATGCTGAGCCATTAAAATTCACCAACTGGAATGCATCTTTAATTTCTTGTGAAAGTTTACCGTAGTTGTTGTGCTTGATTTTAGAAAGAGTACTGTCAACTTTCCCATTAAATGCATCTAATACAAATTTAATTGCAGTGTTGCGCCTATTGGTTTCAACATACTCGCAGCTTGCGGCTTTACTTGTATTAATAAGAGACTTAGTTAACTCTCGCGCTTTTTGAAGTTCTCTTCCTGCATCCGTAAACTCATAATTGTCTGCAATTTCATCTAAAACGCTGCGGTTGGGAACTATCCATTCATCGCCATATCCTTCAATTTTATTTTTCATGGATTTGGCTACAGCCTGGTATGTTTCAGCAAACTCTTTCGCTTCATAGGCAGAACCAGCAATCTCTTTTGCTCGGATCTCTGCATCAGCGATTATTTTCATCGCATTATCATTTGCATTAGATATCAGCTCATCGGTTTTACTGTTGGCATTATCAAGCCGTTCTTTGGCTTTCAAACGAGCATCTCGCGCGTCTTTAGTGATTGCTACTGCTTCACTGTTTGCATTGTTTATTGTGAGCCGAGCTTGATTATGAGCTTCACTTATAGCTCTGGCGGCCTTTATTTGGGCTTCATCAATTTTTTCTTTGGCTATTGACTCAGCAGTCTTTATCTTTTTCTCAGCATTTTGGACTGCATCATGTAGTCTTTGATACTGCCATAAGGGAGCTGCTTTTCCTTCAAGTTCAGAATGCTCTCGAACAGCTTGAGCAAAATTTTCTTCAATCAGGCTCAGCTTCTCTTGGCTATCATATAATTCATTTGCGAGGGAAGTATTACTTGCGATAAGGTTATCGACCTCCACCTTATGCTTTTTGCTTTTCTTGACTAGGGTAACAGTCAGGATTGGAGAAAGTAGGGCTAACAAGAGTACTAATGCGACAAATAAATCCATTTCATAATCCTTTATTCTGTCAATTCAAAACTGGTGTGATTCTTACATATGTAATCTCTTCAATATCTGAAAAAACACACTCAAAACTGTTGCCTGCGGTGGGAATTTAAATCATGTCCTTGGGCAATCAGATGATTAGTTTAACTGAATAAGTTCCATTGATATTGATCAACCAGTGCCCATCACATACACCTATGAATTTGGTTCACAGATGAATGAGGTTATATCACACTGATATGAAGATATCTTTATCAAGTCTGGATGCCGACATTCATTAATTCAATTCAATTCAATTCAATTCAATTCGATTATCGGATATGGGATAACTATGAGCCTAAAAATTAGTACGCAAAAAGTTGATACATGGAAGAAGCGCATACAACGAGAAGGCCTGAAGGGGTCTACTTATTTTGCACAGCAGAGTGGGGTTGTATGGGTCTCTGCATCACAAGACCATCAAGCAATCTGTCTTAGAGTACTGGGAAGAGATTCAGGATCCAGTTCGTTGGATAGCTATCTTCGCTGGGATAATGTTAGCGCGATATCGCTCGTGGAATTGCTATATCAGATTGAAGTTGCCTAGCTGGCGGGACATTACACTTGCATTTCTTCCCGCTGCTTTGTCTCGCAACGGATCTAAATGAAGTACTCAATATGCCTTATGCACAAGGTATGAATTTCGGGCAAGAAAAAACCCGGTAATGTCACCGAGTCTTTAAAATCAATAAATTACATATTTTTCATAATATTGGTTATGTGATTAGGGGGGGCTAATCAGGGCTATTGCCTTCCTTTGTCGCCACTTTGTCGCCAGTTTTCATCGTGGCTAATGGGTTGAAGTGGAGGGCAGTTTCAAGATGTTCAGGGGCGAAGTGAGCATAGCGCATAGTCATCTGAATATCGGAGTGGCCAAGGATTCTCTGTAAAACAAGTATATTGCCACCGGACATCATAAAATGTGCAGCGAAGGTATGGCGAAGAACATGTGTTAACTGACCGCGAGGTAACACGATATCCGTTGAGTCGATAGCAGCCATAAAACGAAAGTAGCACTCACTGAAAAATCGGTCACCCGGTTGCGCAACGATTTCTTCATAAAGCTCTTTGCTAATCGGAACACTTCTGTTTTTCTTACTTTTGGTTCTTACAAAAGTGATTTTATATGGTGTCACTTGAGAACGTGTTAATTTCTCGGCCTCACGCCAACGCGAACCTGTGCTTAAACAAATTTTCACTACCAGAGGTAAATCTGGTCTTCCTTGGCTACAAGCCTCAAGAAGTATGTTTATTTGTTCATGTGTGAGCCATGACATTTCTTTTTCAGCAGTGGCAAATTTCCGGAGAGTCTCCAGAGGATTTGGCTGTTTCCATTCTCCCAAACGGATTAGCTCGCTAAACATTCCGCTCAAATGACTTTGTTCCAAGTTTACTGTAGTTGGGTCAGCACCTTGACGCCAACGATCAGAAAAGTAGATTTCGCCGTTTAGGCGCTTGTCACGATAGTGGGCGAAGTCTTTAGCGGTAAAAGTTGTAGCGGGTGGATTGCCTAAAGCTTCAACCATTAGGCAGATTTTCTTATAGGTCTTTGAGCCTGCGGTGAGGGCTTGACCATGTAGGTTGTACCAAAGCTTGGCGATATCTTCCAGGGTGCGGCGATCAGTTTTCTCGCCGAGCCAGGGCTTATTCTCAGCTTCATCCATAGTATGGCGTTCAAAAGCCAGAGCCTCTCCTTTAGTTGCGAACTGTTTACGCACCCTGCGGCCAGAGCGGCCGGCAGGGTAACATTCGCAAATCCATTGACCAGTTGTAAGTTTACGAACTGCCATGTAATGCCCCTTAACAAAAAGGGATATTTAACTGTATATAAAAACAGTGGTCAATGTATGAATTGGGTTTTACCAAACATTTAAATTATTAGAAAGGATAACGGTCAATTTTTGCTAATGTAGGATTACCAAATGACGTTGCGAATTTACTGCCATTTTCCGACTCAAAAACTAAACTCTTGGTCATTATGTCTATATTAGTCAGCTTTCCAAATGGAGTCCCGCCATTATCTGTGTGAAAGTAAGTATCTCCAACATCAAATTGCATATTATTTATTTTGATGTGTTTTGGATTCGGTGACACGTCAGTACTGATTTCTATAGCGGTATCATGAGATAGTTTTTCAACTTTCTTTGTAAGTTCATTTATAGCTCTGAATAGTACCGTGTCACTTGCTGTTAATTCTGTTTTAGTATCTATTTTTGCAGGTTCTATTTCGAGAAGTTGAACTATTGAATTAATATCTCCCGTTGCGTCATAGGTGTCTTTGAGTGCAGAAGAGAATTTAGTTATTTCATTCTTAACATTATCGATCCTTAGTGCGCTATCATATTGTGCATATCTGAATCCTTGAACGTCGAATATGTTTTCTGTCTTGTTGTCCTTTATCAGAACGGTTTTTTTATTAAATGCTTGTCTCAATCCAAGTTCATATAAGACGTTTGGGTTTCTTCCGCTTAAATCACATATAGCAAGTTCTGATTCGATAATTTTCTTTAAAATATCTACTACTATCATATTGGAACTATTAATATCATCCGCCCTAATCGGGGCGAAGCCAGCTAATTCACACGCTGGTTTAATAATATGGTGATAGACCCTATTGAAATGTCCTGAGTCGTAACCAGGAATGTCTGCAATTGGCATAATAATAAAACAAGTTTTAAGCGTCTTTTCTTCTGTTTTGATTTCTGCCTTGCTAAGGTCTTCTTCAACTACCATCTTAGATTTCGTCATAATTATAAAATCCATAAAATTTAAAAAATATAAAGTATCTAATGTTGATTCTTGTTTTTCTGAAATTCAAGTTTTTTATTATACCTTCATCCATTAACTTAAATTATTATAAACACCAATTATTTTTCGTAAAACGCGAATATCGTCTAATGAACACTCAAAACTGACGCCACCCATTACTCTGATTTTTCCAACCGGGATACGAATGATTTCACGAATACTGATTTTTCCTTCTATTTCAAGAGCCCACAAACCATCTTCAACATCCCCAAAATCACTAATAGCAAAGTATGTGGTTTTGTCATCCGTGATGATGTCTAAATCATCTGATGTATGAGGTAAGAAAGCCTTATCAAACATGAGAAAACTTGCATCAACGAGTTGCCCATTGATTATTTTTTTTCTTCGTATGTCAACAACATCATTTTGTGCATTCTCATAAACTGGTCCAGTCCCAAAACTAAGCCACTTTAATGACACCCCAGTTTCCAGCGCACACTGAATTACCCAATCTGAGGGGAAAGAATCTCTCATATAGCGTGTTGCCAGAGTACTTTTAGACACCCCAAGCTTATCGCATAAAGCTTGCCGAGTAGTGAACCCATAAGCTTCTACCATGCGCTCAATTGCGCCTCGCCCACCTTTATCTAATTCCATTCGATTGCACCATGTGAACTTTTGTGTTGACGATTGTAAAATGCGATCATATAGTTCTCATGATTTCAAAATGTGAACCATCACCTTTTACAACACTTAATCACTACTAATTGAGGAATGTTGCCCCATGAGACCTAACATTTCAATCACTCTGATTACCCCTCACGTCACAATTGAACGTTATAGCGAACTCACTGGTTTAGCTGAGGATACGATCAACGACATGCTCGCAGATGGACGGTTGCCACGTCACAGACTGCGTAAGGACAAAAAGCGCGAAAAAGTGATGATAAATATCGCTGCGCTGACAGTTGACGCGTTATCAGAATGTAACCTTTCGGTTGCCTAGTTCGATATTGCAATATCGTTGAGGTCACAGCCATGTTTGATTATCAAACTTCAATACATCCGCATCTTGATACTGCTTGTCGGCGTTTCTCTTTGGCGCACAACCTAACCGAGGTTGCTGGCGTTATGGGGGTTTCTGCTCAGGTCTTACGTAACAAACAGAATCCAGACCAGCCGCATCGTTTAACTGTAAACGAGCTGATCATGCTTACGGATATCACTGATGATTCGGCGGTTCTGGATGGTTTGCTGGCACAGCTGAAATGTTTACCTGCTGTACCAGTGAATGAAGCGAAGCCAAATAATTTACCGATGCACGCTCTGAGTGCCACGGCCGCAATTGGCGTTATTGCCGGTGAAGCCATTTCCCCTGCGCCTATGACGCAATCACGTAGAAACGCCATTTTAGACCGAGCCAATCAGGCGATCCGCGATCTGTCCTTGCTCGTTGTGTCTGTTGAATCGCGTTTTCACACCACGCCAGTGCTGGCATCTGCAATGGACGTTTTAGGTTCATGCGGCGTCATGCCTGGCCTGAATTGAGGCTATTCGATGAAAGTTTTCGCACAACTATTAAAGCAGCAATCGCCAACGGCTCAACTGCAAAGCTATGGCCACGGGTGGCTTGAACTGCCAAACGGTCAGCGCTGGCAACCGGCCGCAAGCAAAGTGGCATTTCTAAGTAGTTGCCGTCATCCGATGGTGAAGATTAAGCGCCGCCCTTGGTGGTTCCACCTGATGGGATTAAGGGGGTAAGCGTGGAACAGCAATTACCGAAATGGATTAGTGAAGCCCGAAAGATGATTTCAGGCACTGAAAACCGGGTGAAACATTATTGGGAAAATCTTCCAGAAGATGAACGCCGCGATCTCTGTTTTCTCTCTCAGTTGAAAAGCCGCCATGTGAAATGTTCCTGGGGCGATTTGACCGAAGCGGAAAGAATCGCGCTGTGGCAGGGCGTTTTGAAGGTCAGAAAAATGCAGCAACAAACCCGTTTGCTGACGCCGGAGGATTTCAAAGGCGTTGTTGTTTGCAGTGTTAGCCGTCGAGCTGACGAACAAAATATTTCAAATCCGATGCACTGAGGGAAGTATGAAAATTATCACCGTAGACGAAATTGGTTTGATCGAATCATTCGCAGCTTTTGGCGTTAAGTTCAATTACAGCCGTTTATTCCTGAGCAAATGCCACGTGTCAAAAGGCCGCGTTGCGCTGACGCCTTTCATGTTCAATGACACGGTTCACCTTGATAACCCGCATCAATGGTTTGCGGCCAATGCTGCGTTTTGGGTTCGTGCATATCGTGAGTCTGAAACGTTGGTCGAACAAGTCGAAACAATGGCCAGCATTCGCGCCCTGTATTTTTTGTCCGGTTCTTTGGGGCAGGGTCATGCTCATGCGCTGATCAGCACCTGGTTTGATACGACCAAGGAACTGCACGGCATGGGGGCGCTTAACCTGTCACCGCTTGCACCGCTGCCTAAAAAATACGAAACAACGATTTCCCCGCTTAGTTTTCATTAATTAAATCCTTCGAACGCCCGCGGCTTCCGCCAGGTTGCCGGGGTTTCTTGCTGCCAAAATTTGGAGTTGTCCCATGAATCTATCCCGAAATGACCACCCGAAACGCACGCCAGTGCTGCGGAGTTTTGACCAATCATCACCGGCTTATCAGGACGCTGAACGTCTGGACAATATATTGAAGAATGCCCGCGCAGAATCAATGGCGGATGCAGCTGTGAAATATTCCGGCCGTTTGGAGCGATTGGCTGCATATATTGCGACTGAAGGATTAAACGCAGCGGAAGCCGTTGAATTGCTGCGGCAGGAATCCGAACAGTTTGGTCGCGCCTTATAAATGGAGCTTTTTGCCTTTAACGGCCAGCATCATGAAACCCGCCAGTGGCAGCAAGAGCAATTTGCCCCTGGCGCACCTGATGAAATCAGCCTGACCGAGCGGCAGTTATGGCACCTGAATAAAGCCGATCACGATTGGCGTGCGGAGTATCTTGGCGAAATGCCGGATTTCTTGGCACGCTATTTTGGCGATCGATATAGCAAATTATTGGAGGGTGGCCATAACGGCCGCCGCCGTGCCAATACGTTTTTACGCACTACGGTGGGTAAGAGCGTATTGCCACGTCTACGCAATGTCTGCGAACAGTACACGACAAAACACCAGGCTGCGGGGGTGATCCCTTTCCCGTTCCTGGCTGACCTTGAAAAACTCCCTACCTTTGGGCGTGATGAAGTGCGTAATCTTGCGCACCGCGTCGCTGATTTTATGTCTGAGTCATTTACCGATTTTATTGATCTGGCTTTTGACGGCGCAGCTGCTGATCAGAAAGAAATGACGCGCCGCACTTTTGCCACCTTTGAGCACCTGGGCAAGTTGGCCAAAATGGCCGGTATCACGCCGCCATACTGGCAGCAATTTCTATCAGGTCGCACTTTCACAACTCGCACCGCGGAATCCGGGACGGTATCCTTTCGGAATGTGGCCACGTTAAAGCGGCTGTTTGAGCTGGCGGAGGCCAAATCTGCCAGCGGTTCGTTGCAGGTTTACCGGGTAGCCAATCTGACCGCCCAGGCGATCAACTTTCGTGAAGGGACGTTCACCGGGGCGATTGATGCGCCGCAGCAGGATAATAAAATGGCCTGGCTGGTCACGTTCACCCTGCGTGAAAAAATCAGCGTGGCAGAGAAAAAAGAAGCCCGCGCAGGCAGCAAAACGGCGGCAACAAAACAGGGGGCGGGCGGTGCCAATGGAAGTGGCAACGCAGCGGCCGAGAGTGACGAAAAACTGACGTGGTTTGAGCGCAAAGTGCTGAAACCGGTCAATGATGCATTGGGGTAAGGGATGAAACCCATTAAGCGGTTGTATTTGTCGAACGCGTCCACGCACCTGGTGGACGCCAATCTGGCGTTAGAGTTGAGCGCCTGCGGCCGGGGATTTATCACCGCGCAGACGGATGAAGATTACACCGGCAAACTGGTGCGCCTGGACGTGGGTTATCACGATCTGGTGTTGCGCTGGTTTACCGGTTTTGTTGAACGTTCGCAGCCTGCGGAAAATGGCTATCAGCGGCTTTTTGTGCGGGAACTGGTCGGCGTGTTTGAGCGTCTATGGCCATGCTCTTTTCAGCATCCCACGCTGCGACAAATCACCGGCTGGCTGACTGAGGAAAGCGGATTGACGTTTTCCCTGGCTGAAAGTGTCGCGTATAACGACACGCCGATCCCCCATTTCACCCATTCCGGCACCGGTTATCAGCTGTTAGCCAACCTGGGGAAAGCATTCAGCATTACTGATTACGTGTGGTATCAGTTGCCCGATGGTAGCGTTTTTGTCGGTGCGGCCGCTGATGCGCTGTTTGCCGGTAAGCCGGTGGAAATTCCCGCCGAATTTAACCAAAGCGTTGCCGGTGGCAATGCCATGACCGTGCCGCTGATCCAGTCTTTACGCCCTGGTGTAGAGGTGAACGGTCAGCGTTTGACTAAGGTCAGATTGCATAATGATGATATGGAAATCACCTGGACGCCACGCAACAAAGCCACCGGCCAGGCATTGCAGAAAACGCCGTTTCAACGTCAGGTTGAAAGTAATTATCCAGAGCTGGCCAGCGGCTTGCACCTGCCGCAGTTCGCCAGGGTGGAAGCGCCCAGCGAAGACGTCAGCAACGGCAACATTGCCGATCCTTTCAGGCCGCGTTATGCCGTGGACTTGCAGCTGTTAGACGCAGACGGCAATCCGGCAAAAGACACGCCGCTTTATCCGGCCGTGCCGCTGCCGTTACCCATGGCGGGCGGTGAATCCGGGATGTTCCAATTCCCCCCGCCCGGCACGCTGGTAGAAGTCGGGTTTAATGGCGGCCGTGCTGACAAGCCGTTTGTGCGTCAAACCCTTGCCCAGGGCAACAGCTTGCCCGCCGTAAAGTATGGCGAACAGCTGCAACAGCAGCGTGATGGTGTATCGCAGCGGGTGACGGTGGCGGGCGATTGGGAACGGCAAACCGATCAGGTGATCCGCGAAACCTCAATGAGCCGGATAGTCACTGCCGATGATGAAACCCGCACGCTGGTAGCCAGAGAAACCACCGTGCAAGCCACGGACAAAACCACGGTGTTGGGCAAAGCTACCCTGATGGCTGGGGCAATTGTGCAGATTGCCCAGGGAGATTACAGCCTGGCCACGCAGGCCAATTATGTGGCCAGTATCCAGGGCAACGCAGAAACCAACGTGATCGGCCAACTGATTGAAAAGGTGGGTAAGTTGCGCAGTAGCGTAGCAGGCACCCGCCAGGAAGTGATTGCACCTGTGGTGTGGATTGGCAGCCAGTCAATCAACGTCTGCCAACTAATGCTTGATACCTTGGACGTGGTAAAGCAGCTGGCACAGTTGACAGCCGCGCATTCTCATAACAATACCGGCACGCCGTTAAACGCATTAGCCATAACAGACACGGGAAATAAAGTTGTGACGCTTAAGAATAAATACAGTGAAATCATTGGGTGACTAAGAATAATCTTAACAATTCATTTCTCTTTTAAGTCAAATATTGTTAATTTTGATGCAGGAGAGATAAAAAATGCTAATGGATAAGCGCATCAGTCACTTACAACGATTTATCGAGATCTGAAGGATGCAAAAGATGAAGAAATTTGCAGATGGGTCAAAAGAAGATATAAATCATTGGTTTGCATTATGTCGAAAAAAACAGCAACCTTTTATAGTTATTGTTCCCCAAAGAAAATATGCCTTAATTCAATGGGATTACATGCATTTTGATAAATCGATAGGGGCCAACATACGCCATCATGAAAGAGAGATTGTTGATTCAATGGGGACTATCTTAAAGAAATACCGCTTACAGAATTTTAAGTTTAGCAGGAACAACCTGGGGCGGAACCTGCGAGGTGTAGAAATCGAAGATTCGGTGCGTGTTGCTGAAGAATTGTATGACTTATTTAATGAATATGCTTATCGAGGTAGTCCATCACTGACTAAAGTAGACTGATCTTACATACTAAAAAGCCCGCTATGTGCGGGTTTTTTTGTGTCTATATATAACCCGCCTCAATCGCACGCAGCGCCGTGCAGTATTCCATTCCACACCCTGAAGCCTTTCAAAACGATCAAGCCGCCTGTGTAAGCCAGTGGGGCCACACGGCCACGAAACAAAGCAAGACCAGACGGAAATTGCACTACACCGCACCCGCCTGCGCTTTTTGTGCAGGTAATTTTTTTCAGTTTTAAATTTCTACAAACCAACCCGCCAGGCCGCGCCGTGCTTGGGGGCTGCGCGTGATCCCAAACTGAAAAGAATGAAAAGAATTTCAGTAAATTTCAGTTTTCTGGATCTGAGAAGGATCGAAAGGAAGCAGCAAGGCATTGAATTAAAAGGTTTTTATCTACTTTTTGTCAGTTTGGCGGATCGCTGAGAAGATCAAAACGGCGAGCCTCTGAAAAGAGAACAGGCCAGGCGTGGCTTGGGCTGCGGGTGATTTAGAACCATTTTGAAAAAATGAAATTTGTGTAAAATGGTCAGAAGGTGAAGGTTTTTATATGTTGTTACTTCGAGAAAGGAAATCATAATGCTAGATAGGCGTATAAAGAGAAATCAACATTATGTACCACAGTCATATCTACGGCGTTTTACAATCGAAGGTGAACAGTCATTGCTATGGAACTTTGATAAAGAAATAGGGGGATTTCTAAGGCAGCCTTCATCTGTAAATAAAATTTGTTGCGAAGATTATTATTATTATCAAATAGATGAACAGGGTGAAGTGAACCATATAGCCCTTGAGGATGCTATTTCTGATATAGAAAGAATGGGTAATAATATCATTGATGAAATTATTAATATGAGTGCCATGCCTTATGTTTACCTTTCAATTGAGAAAAAATCAAACCTCGCGTTTTACATTGCATTAATGCAAACCAGAGGACCAGCCTTTAGAAATACAATAAATGAATTATATGGCGATGTTGCAGTAAGGGCTCTTAAGGCAACTGTTAACAGTAAATTTCTTGATGAGTCGCCAAGTCCTTTGAAGCAACTAATTGAAGAAAGAGGATTGCTTGAGGTTATAAGACCATCAATACTCACGACTGTGAGCTTAGCGCATATGATTGAAGGAGCTCGACTTATATCACAATCATTTTTGCAAAAACAGTGGACACTTCTTATCGCTTGCAGTGGGGGTGAGTTCATCACTTCCGATAATCCAGTAACGTTCTATTCCAAAACTGCAAAGCAGGGAGTGGGGCCGGGTCATGCAGCTGCTATTACGGTTTTTCCATTGTCACCTAAATTATGTATTTATATCGAAAGTGTGCGGAGTCCAGCATTGGAAATAAACATAAGGAATTGTACGAGTTTCGAACAAATAGAGGTTAATAACTTAATATATAATGGTGCGATTAAAAATGTATTATCAACATCAAAACATGAATGGTTAGATTCCTATAGTACTTTTAGCAAATCAACAGGCCAGAAAATTACAATGAATGTTAGAACTAGTGGGTTTGATGTAGTTAAAAATCCGTTCAAGAAGAGATAAAAGATATGAGGAACACCAGATTTCTAAGAAAATAGGTGTGTGCGTAAATGGCTAAAATTTATCACATGTCTACCTAAATTGAGTAGAGCAATATGTAGGTCATGGTCTACAGTGAATGTTGTTGTAACACGTTTAGATTTCTGGGTAATACCGGTGTCTGCGATACCAAGCCTAAGGAAATGTGAATCTTTTACAACATTATGATGGGAAAGATGCGATTCTTTTGTAACGTCACAAAGAGAACGTAAACAATCCAAAAGTCCGTTTTGGAAAGCGGAATTTGTCTGTTTTAGGAGATTAGACACCTCAGCTACACAATGTGATGTTATCCATAATTCATCGTATAGATCTAAATTCTTTAACAGAAGATCATAATCTTCTTCGGTAAAGTTATCGGTTCTCTTATGCTTAGCAATGTAGCTTTTATCATATGAACCAACTACTAACAGCACAAAAAGGTTTGTGTCTATTAAGGCTGATCTCACTCTTTTGTTTCTCTGATTTTGACGGCAACAACTTGACCGGATTTATCAATTTTAACTAATTTATATTGTCTGGCTGGGTTTCTACCCTGAAGGGTTGTTGCAAAACTTTGAGCAGGAAAATCCCAAGGTCGTGAAAAACCAACCGTAACAGTCCATTCTTCATCGATAGGGTCCTTTACCACTTCCTCAAGACCAACGTTGGTTATGTTTTCATCACTATATAACTCTTTAACATAACCCACGGCTGTTTTGACTGCTTCTTTAACATCCATAGTTTCTACTCCATGTAAGTAAGCAACCGGCATCTCTGTCACCACTTGTTGCCAATGCTTGGGGGAAAGGGCTACGTTTTTACGAAACTCTTTATATTTTTTGGTGGGGGATTGAACCCAGTCCTAAGTTACTACAGTCTCTGAACTTACCCACTAAAATTTGTACGCGACGAGAACGTTAGCGAAAAGAAACGCTTAGTGCAAATTAGTTTAGAAGCATCGTCGCCACTTTGTCGCCAATGAGCATATGGTTTATGGGTAAGTTATTGTTTTAAAATTATTTTAGAATCAGAAAAGAAAAAACCCGGCAATCTTGAACCTAATAAGGCGGGATTGACGGGCTCTCCAAATTTGGGG